CATTACCCATTCTGTTACCATACACTTTATTGGCAATTTTTTCTGGTTGTCTAGCGTAAGCAGCAGCTGATGCTTCAGTTGGGAAATATTTTTTGAAAGTGCCTGTTAAACCCTTAGCACTATAGTTTAAGTTTTCTTTAGTTAGTCTAAATCCACCTGATTCATGACCACATTGAGCTAAAAAGTGAGCTAAACGTAGTGGAGTGTTGATTTGGAATTTTTCCATTACTCCTGGAATTTGGCTAATTACTTTGTCAGGGATGTGTCCTTTTAATTTGTCTAAATTCATATTTTAATTTTTAGTAAGTTACTACTTTACCATAAATATCTGTGTCAGGATATCTTACCTCAAAAATCATAGGATCAAGTGAAGGATAAACTACACCTTGTTTTGTAGCGCCTTTAATATCATATGAGTATTGAGAATAATCTCCACCAGCTAGATTTACAATATCTACTTTAATAACTGATTGAACTCCCATAACAGTACCAATTAAATTATAAACATTTGAATAGATAATTGGTTGGTTAATTTCCCATTTATCTACATCAAAATATTCTTTAACAGCTGTTATAGCTCTAGATAATACTTCTTGTGAGTTATAAGCTGGAGAGACAGTAATGTCAAATGATACTTTTATATTAGCATAATAAGCATCTTTAATTAAGATAGCGTCACTAGCTATTTTATGATAAGCTAAATATGTTTTTAAATTCTGTTTAATAGCATCAGATACTCTAACTATTTTACCATCAATATCAGTTGATAAAACATAAACTGAAAGTGCTAATGGATTATTATTTAAGAAATTTTGTCTATCAGTATCATTAGCTACTAAATAATCTTGTACTACATAAGCCTTACTTATATAACCATATTTAGCAGGCATTGAAAGTGTTCTAACTAAATAGTCAGCTTTAGTGACATTTCTATTTTGAGTTGGGAAGTTAGCTAATGCTTGTAAACGAATTTGTTCTGTTGTTTCACCTGGTCCTCCACCTGATGATGGTTGAGAATTATTAAATCTAATAGAATTTTGAATTGATGTGATTAGATTAGCATCTAAATTATAAGAATCAATAAATGTATTCACAGTTGAATTAACATTAATGTCATCAGATGGTAAATTAGTTTCTATTCCTCCTCCAACAATATATTGAACTGTTAGAGTTGTATTTGCAGGAGCAATACCATACTCATTTGTATATAAGAAGTTTGATGGATCATAAGCTTGATTTAATTTACTAATTCCATCTACTAAACCTAAACCAACATTATCTGGATTTGGGATAATAGTTTCATCAGGTACTGATGTTACACCACTACCAAATTCTAAAGTTAAATTATTATCATCATCAAAACGAGAAATAAAACGTCTTGGTACTCGTTTCAAACGTAACATAAAACGAGCATTATCATTCTCATCAGCATAATTAGGCTCATTAGATGCTATGTTTAATGTTTCATCAAATATAGTATCTTGAGCTAAGTAAGGTACTTCATACCATTGATTTCCATCACTATCTGTCACACCTAATATTTGAATAATATTAGTATCATTTATAGTAACAGATGGAAATTGAGTTGGATTTCCAAAAGTAAAAGTAGTTGATTTAATAGTACCTGAGTATGCTTTCACTTGTTTTCTAAGTAAATAGAATTGTGGGTTACCTAAATTATCATACTGGTATATAGAAACAGTTGTTGGATCAAATGAAGATGAGAAACCAAAGTCAACTAAATCTTCAGTTATAAAAGTTATACTTGGATTTGATTTAGATTGTATAGTTGAGTTTTGTTCAATTTTAAAAGTATATCTCCAATCTGGTTCATAATTAGGAGCTCCTAATGATGGTATTTGTTGATATACATCTAACACAGCTGTAGAAGCTGTTGTTATTTTAGGTCTATAACCTAAAGCATATGCTAAAGCAATAATATTCTTTCTCTCTTGAGCATATAATAATAATGTTTCTTGTAATTGATTATCAGTATAAAATGATAAAACATCACCAACATATGCTGCCATTTCCATAAACATATTACCAGGAGAAGATGGACTAAAATCCATGTATGTATTCTGGAAGTATGTTCTAGCGTAGTTAATTAAGTCTTGTCTTAACGACGTGAAATCTTTATTATAATATTTTATGTCTGGTTGTGTTGCCATTTTATCTGATTAAATTAATAAGTCCTCTTGTTTCAACATTTACTACAACTTGTTGATTTTGTTGGTTAAGTTGATAATTTATAATTATGTTTACCAAATTTTCATCTGGGGCTCTTTTAATAATTATAGATTGTAAAATAATGTTAGGAACATACTGTAATATTTCTGTCTCTAGTCTAGATGCTATTGCGTCAAATGTTAAATCATCATTAGCTTCAAATATAGCTCGTCTAACATCTCCACCAAAATTAGGATCATATAAACGTTCACCCTTATTAGTTAAAACATAATTAATTAAATTAGATTTAATCTGATCTTTAGTTGTGACAGTTGATTTGAAAACACTAGTATTGTTACTATATAACACACTGATGCCAATACCCTTTGGTTGCCCAAAGTCTTGAGGGTTAAGTCTATATATTTGTCTAACAGCCATTATATTTTACCGTCTTGTTTCATTTTATTCATTAACGCGCTAAAGTCAGGTACAACATCAATCTTAACAGCATTGATATCTCCCGCTGGTCTTGTACTAGCTAACATTTGATCTACACTGTTTACAACAGGTACATCAACAGGACCACTAAAACCTCGAGCCATACTTGAATTCATATTAGCTACTGAGTGCCAATCGCCACTTGTAGCTGTTTCATTCAATATCTCATTTAATATATTGTTATTAGTAAAATTCATAGGTTTAAGAGGCTGTGTAGGTTTGGCAGGTTTTATTGACTCAACCATGGAATTTTTTACTGTGGTTTGTCTGGCCTCTGCCACCACTGGCTTGGGTTCCGGTGCCTCAAGCAATATTCCAAGCTCTTCCCTTACAACAGCTTGTACTTCTTCTCGTATAACCTTACGTAATAATTTTACAAATGTATCAGCTTTCATGATTATAAATATTTTATTATCCTAGTATTTGTTTAATTTCTTCAAGTAATTCAGCGTTAGTCTTAATACGACTTGGTGCTGTTTGAGTGATTTTTAATTTACTAAATGAATCTAACGCCTGATATTGACGTTGTTCATTAGGTAATGTTATAAGTTTTAGTATATATGATTTACCATTAGCACTAGTATAATTTTCAGTGTCAGGTACAGCTCTATTAGCATCAGCTAAAGCAGATGTTAAGTCATTATTAGTAGTATTAGCAGGCTCATTAGCGATATCAAATCGAAGTTGATTAACTTTAATTTGTATTTTAGTGATCATTTCTTTAAAAATAGTTAAAAATAATTGAAGCGCGATAATAGCGGCTTGATATTGATCTACTTTTTTATTATCTTTTTCTAATTGTTGTAAACTTCTAATTGTGTTAAATAATGCTAAACCTGTTGTTGGTTTAGAAGGTGATGGAGATGCTAATTCAGCTGTTATTCTAGCTAATCTAGCTAACATTAGTCTTTGTTTAACTTTAATATATAATTTTATTACAGTTAAAGCTATATTAAGTACTTTAACAATGTTGTTTAATGTTGTGACTATATTATTAAGAGTAGATATAGTTCTTTTTAAATTAGATACTCGTCTATCAAAATTACTTTTAAATACACTATAATTACCTGGGTTTGATGGAGTAAAAGTAAACACACCATTTTCAATAATTAATGTACCTTTATTCTGAAGTTGTTTTTTAGTGTCTTTAGTTAGTTTTTTAATTAATAAGTCAGCTATATTCTCAGCCCTAATAAATGACATTAATATAGGTGTAGCTATAGTAGCTATTTGAAGTTTAGCATTTTTAGCTGTTTGTCCTACTTGATCTTTTAAAAATCCTTTTTTATCATCAAGTGATTTTTCAAGTTCTTCTGATTTTTTCTTTTCTTTATCTTTACGATCCTTTATTTGTTTTTGTGTCTTATCAAGTTTATTTTTAACCTCATTTGAATTAGGTAATTTGGATGTGAAGTTCTGAAGTTGTTTTGGATCTAGTTTTTTTAACTGATCAATAGGTACGTTATTAAGTGATGCTAGTTTCTCAGGAGGTAAACTTTTAATAGCGTCTAACTGAGCTGGACTTAATTGCTTTAAAGTATTAGGACTTAAAGTAGAAGTAAGACTCTCAGGTACACTATTTATGTTACCTGGTTGTGAGTATTGTGGTGGTATGTTTCCTATTGTTCCCATTATATTGTTGATACAGTATCTGATTTAACATTGCCTGGTTCAGCTAAAGAATTTTTAGTGTTCTGCATTTTCATTTTTAAGTAAGCAGAAGCGATAGGAGCTAAAGCAGGAAAATTAACAGCGGCCTCCATCATTTTACCATAATTAGCTATAGCCTCATTTTGATCATTCACAGTTGACTCTAAAGCATCCGCTTTAGTAATTGGTTCAACTGTTCTACCTTTAGTGTCATATCCAAGCTGAATATTAGGAGAATTGATAATAAAAAAATTAGCGGGGTCTGTTGTTCCTTTAGGACCAACATCTAATCTAACAGAATTACCCGCTGAAAAGTGAATAATTCCTTTTGATTTTATTTGAATATCATCACTAGTTGAGTTAAAAACTAAACGTTCTGATGATATTAATATTTGTTCTCCTTTATATGATGTAGCAGCCATTATTATTTTAATTTACTGTTTATATAATCTCTTAATTCTTGGCTATTAAATATATTTGAAAAATTATCTACATATCCTTGAGCTGTATTTCCATTCACTAGGTTATTAGCTCCTTTAAATGTTGTGTAATTTGATGCTAAATCTCCTCTTATTTTCTTTTTAGTACCATCAGGTAAAGTTACATCCACTAATGAACCAACATTATATTTACCTACCTTACCAGGTGTATTTGTGTAAGCTAATAAACCAACTTCTAAAGCGCAAAATCCACCTTCAAACATAGCTTTTAAAAACATCTCAGTAGCAATTGGTTCAGTGTTAACTAAATCAGGATCATTTAAAAATTTATTTTCATCTCCATAAAGTAATTTACCAGCGCGTCTATAACCTGCTTTAAAAGTTATTCCATAATACCCTCTACCTCTATATCTATATCCATCTCCACTTGACTCAGGACCGTTTTCATAAGTGTTACCATATGCTGCATTGAATATATTTTCTGGGTTTGCTGTTTTAGCATCACCACTGGCTTTTTTACTTTCATCTCCAGGTTTAACTCCAAATTTAGCGTAGAATGTATCTAATGTGTTAAATCCTGTTTTGAGTATTTTAGCTCTTTGAGCTGTATTAAATGTATGATTTGGATTTTCAGGTTGAGGAGTAAAACGAGTTTCATTATATCCTACTAAAAGTAAAGCTAATAATCTATTCATAGCATCTGGATACTTTGATTTATCTGCTATCATTGGGTATCTAGCTATAGCTTTATCAATCATTGCTTTAGCGGCTATTACAACTTCTTTACCTGATTTAGTTTTAGTACTAACACCACTTTTTTCACTATTATATAAAGCTTGGAATTGAATGCTATATCCTGCTGTATATACCCATAATGAACCATCAATTATTTCTACATTTCTATAGTAGTCAATCTCATCAAATATTTGAGCTGATGATTGAGCAAATTCAGTTTCTGGTAAGAATTCTATAGCAGGCTCAGGAGGTGTATCTTCTGTAGTTGGTAAAGTAGGAGTTGGGGTGGGTGTTGGTGTTATTGTTCCTGATGGTAATGGAGTTGGTGTTATAGTAGGTACTGGAGTTGTAGCTACAATTATTTTGTTAGGATCAACATTAGGACTCTCAATATATGTTTCTTCATTATTATTTCCTATAGGAAAAGCTACTCCTTGATCTGCTTTTAAAACAGCTATAATATTACCTAAATAACCATCAATAGGGACATTACCATTATAGTTTTGTAAACTTTCTAATTCATTATCTTTTACTCCTGAATAGAGGATAACACTTCCATCAGCTCGAGCTGTTATACCATTAGATTGTCTACCTTCAATGCTAACATCTCCTGGGTTTATATCTCTAAAAAATTGTTTTTCGTTCGCCATTATGGATAAACATTATCTTGTAATTGTAATTTAGTCTCATTAGCTAACGTATCTATTATTTGTTGCTGATTTGAAGAATCAGCATTTAATCTATTTGTAAAAACAGTATTATTAGTACCTTTTTTATAAGCAGACATCACTATAGCAAATCCACTTCGTCTCCAGTAGAGTTCAAATTCTTGTCCTGCTCTATTAGTATAGTTTTCTTTAAATGTTCCTCTAGGATCTAATGTAGGAGTTGGAGAAGGTGAAGGTGGTGGAGATGGTGTTGGTGTTAATGATGGTGTTGGAGTTGGAGTTGGAGTACTACTACTTGAAGGAAGTTGTCCAACTGAAGATTGGACAAATCCTATATCATTTACTTTATAATTTTTGTTATAATCTATTTGAGCGGTATTTAATTCTTGTGGTACTTTATTATCATTAACTGTTCTTTGAACTGATATTGGACCTAATATATAATATGAAATTTCATCATATTGATTGGCTGAATTTCCAACACTACGATTTGGACCTTTAACAATAGGTACTATTTCATTTACTTCAGGTAAACGAGTGAAGTTAGGATTAAAGTTATAAGCAGTACCAACTAATTTTTTTGGATTATTTAAAGGAATAGTAGCTAAATTATTTTGAATTTTTTCATAAGTGATAGAGCGATCTTTTAAATTAACACTAACCACTCTACCATATTGCATTGATTGGTCAGGAGCAAAAGATGATCCACCAAATCCAGTATATTGGTTATTAGCAGCAGCAGCATTACCTGTTATAATAAAATTTTCCCTATCCGCCATTACTTAGTTGTTTAGGTTCATTTATTTTAATACCACTAATTTCTTGGAATAATAGCTCTTTATCACGATCACTTAATATGCTACCATCACCACCATCACCAGTTCCAGAAGACATAGCGCGTTGAACAATACCCGCCATTTTAATTAGCGCGTCATCGTTCTTAACTGCTATTTCCATATACTCTTTAAGTAATGGAACAAGCATCATTGCATCACCTGGCTCTTGAATCATTGGTTTGAGCTGGTCGATTAATGATTTAATTTCCTTTTCCTTACGAGACGCGTTTTTATATATATCTTCGAGTAAGCTTGAAAAGGTTTTGTCCTTAAATATAACTTGATTAA